TAAAAGTTGTTGTTTAAAACTTGAGCATATTGCTGATGTTATTGCCATAATTTATTCTCCTACGGGTTTGCTGAGTTGATTGGTATTCTAACTGCTCCATCTGTATAGTCATCTCTTCGTCTTCTACCAATTTGCTCACTAGCAAACTTCTGTACCTCTTGTTTATATTTATTTTCATATAAAGTCAACATATCCATTGGACCTTTTAGAAAACCATATGTTTCTGCTAAACAACAATATAACAGTCCATTTGGAAAATTAAGACTAACATAATTAGTGGTGTTGCTAGATTCTAAGGTGGCTGGCATCTTATTAAAGTGTATTCTAAATCTATAGGTAGTGTTTGGAACTGGGGCTACAAATATTCTACCAGATGTAGTATCTGAGTCTCCTGTTGCACCACCAAACATAGCGTAATATTTAGGCTGACCTTGAGCTGCGGAGGTCCCTGTCACATCCTGATAT